GCAGCCTGTGTTTACAAAGCGCGGCGATGAGATCAAAGATCATCACTGTGTTGTACGCACCGATACCAATGAGACATTAGGTATGCACGGTGGTCGATACAAAATCATACCGCATGATGACGTTGTCAATTCCATTCTTGATGGAGTCGCATCATCTAACTTATCTACTGACTACGAAGTAAACGTAGATGTAATAGATAACGGGCGTAAGATACGTGGAGAGATAACCTTTGGTGACATCATCCAACAGCCATCAATAGGTGACATCATTAAGTATCGCATCAGTTTCTTTAATAGTTACGATGGATCATGGGCATTTTCACAGCAAGCAAATGCTCTTAGATTATGGTGTCTTAATGGATGCACCACACCAGATCCTATTGCTAGGTCACGCTTCAAGCACACAGCATCAGTCGATGTGCTAGGCAGTGCAGCTAAGGTAATCTCTGGCGCTCACCATTTCATGAATAGAGCAGAAGAGTGGCAGTCATGGATGAAGTCACAGATTAACGACGATCAAGCCGAGAACTTCTTTCGCAGCACCTTATGTAGGGTTGTTACTCAGCAGAAGCTGGTTGAGAAAACCAACGAGAAGCAATTAGAAAACCTGCTTAATGGCTGGCAAGATGAGGCCAAGCTATTGGGTCGCAACAAGTGGGCTTTGTACAACTGCCTTACATCATGGGCCACACACACCAACGATCTTAGCTCACCTCAAATAGCACGTTACAATCGTGAAGCTGCGATCAGCAATGCAATGCGCCATAACTTATGGACATCTATGAATGAAGGAAAAGTAATATGAGAACACCAAGAATATATCGCGACATCCCCGTTCCACCTCGTCATGAGACCGACAATCGGAGCAAAGGTAAATGGGTTAACTTGCTTAGGGATATGGACGTAGGTGACTGTGTTATCCTTACACATACTGAGTGCCTTTCTATTTATGCAACGGCTGCTCGTCATAAGATAAAGCTAGTTAAAAAGCTTGACCCAGACTTCATCGGTGAAGAGGATATGTACATGGTATGGAGGGTAGCAAATGAGAATGACTAAACAGCATTATGAATTTATTGCTGATGTGATGGGGCCACTAGTACCGTGGCCCACTCACTTACATTCAATAGCTGATAAGCTTGAGTCAACTAACCCTAAGTTTGACAGAGACAAGTTCATTCGGCGTGGCACTGACGCATGGGAGGCTAACTACAAAGGTCATCCAGAAACAGAGGAGGAATACAGGTATGAGGAAGATCAAGCTCATCAATAATCATTTGCTTAAACGCTTACCAATTGCATGTCCTATATGTGGAGGTGGTGGCAGTCTTGAATGTGAGAAGCCGCGCGCGCAAAACTTTAACCGTGACGTAGGAGAAATGGATACTGTTGATGAAGCTTGCGATGCATGCGATGGGACAGGCATAGTAGAAATGGATGATGATGATGAGCTTGACAACGATGAGTGATTCACTGCATTAGTGCAGCATGAAATCGTATCTTAAGTTTATAACAGAGCAAGCAGACGAGGTTAACATCTCGCTGCTCAACGCCTTCAAAGAGGCTAAGATCCAAACATCCACATACTATCGTGCGATCAACGGTGACACCGAGATACGGTATGAGACTGCGTTAAGGGTACACCATGCCATTGAAGGGTTACACTTACTACAACAGGCCCGTGAATATACCAAGAGATTACGAGCCGATGGTAAGCATGTTGATAAGCGCAAGGTTAAAGCAAGACTTAAGCCAAGAAAGACTAGCTCATAAGATGGGCTGCACAACTTCACTTATCCACAAGTGGGAAACCCACAAGAGGATACCATCAGGGTTCATGTTAATATGTTGGTTAGATGCGTTAGGCTATGACATCACGGTCACAAAAAGGTAAAACTGCTCTTTGCGTAGGGTGCAAAGAAGAATCATATTATTATGTAGCAATACATAAGGGGTATGGTGGATCAATGGAGAAACATTGGTTCGTTTGTATGAACTGTTACGACCAAGACCTTTGGCAAGAAGCAGTATCTAAAATCAAACCCCCAACTAAACCAAGCAAACCTAAACGAATAAGAAAACCAAGCGTCAAGCTACAAGCTGGCGCGTGGGAAAACAGTATCAATGCAAACACCAAGCCGTCTGGTGATTGGTAAGTTAATAGCCATTAAGTTACCGATAAAAACTAATTATGTAACCTAGACAGGAGAGCAACATGCTTATCTATGGTATAGACCCAGGATTTACAGGTGCAGTAAGCTTATACTGGACAGACACAGGTAAGCTTGAGTGCTACGACATGCCAGTATTTAAGAATGCTAAAGGTAAAACTTTAATTAACTTACATGAGTTGCTAAGAATACTAAGCAATGAGGCAGATGAGTCATGCCTAGCAGTGATTGAACGTGTAAGCGCCATGCCAAACCAAGGTGTAAGCAGCACGTTTAGATTTGGCCAAGGCTTTGGTCAACTAGAGATGGGTATTGCAGCATGTAAGCTACCCATTCAATACGTCAGCCCCGCAGTGTGGAAGAAACACTTCGGATTAAACAGGGACAAAGGTGTCAGTCGTGGCCTAGCAACGCAACGTCTTCCACAATACGCCCACCTATTTGCTAGAGTCAAAGATGATGGTCGAGCAGAAGCCACACTTATTGCTCTCTATGCAGCAGAGAAACTTATCTAAGGAGAAGATCATGGGAACTCAGAAGAAACAAATCAAAGCACACCTCGAAGGTGGCTATCGTATCACAGCAATGGATGCTCTTAATTCTTTCGGTTGCTTTAGATTAGCATCACGCATCAGTGATCTTAAATCAGAAGGCTATCCCGTAGATAAAGTTATGGTTGAGACAGATACTGGTGCGCGTATCGCTCAGTATTATAATCCAAATACAGTACGCGGAGGTATGTAATGTATAAGCCTAAGCAAGTAGGCGCAGCAGCCAGCATCAATATGTGGGACGCTCATGTCAACAAGGCCAACAGTTCACCTGTTCAAGCGCGTGAGTACAAGCGTTCATCCTATGAGTTAGTCAGCGACAAGATCATGGCAGATAGGATTCGTAACGGTGAGACAATTGGTCAGCCGTATCTCAAAGGCGAGACAAAGAAACGCCTTAAGAAATTCCAGCACCTATCGGAAGAGGACTTCGATAAGTATGGCAAGCAAGAGTGACGCTACGTCACTTGCAATTGATCTAACTGCGTATAAGCAGTAGGTTACTATCAGGAAACAAAGGAGAAAACAATGGAACGCAAAGGTTTCATCGGAGGATCTGACTGCGTAAAGATTATGCAGGGAGATTGGTTACAGCTATGGCAAATCAAGACAGGGCTAGTTGAGCCAGAGGATTTGTCGCGCAACGTAGCGGTGCAGATGGGCATACAAACTGAGGACTTTAATTTAAATTGGTTCGCTCATGAGTATGACTTTAATTTACATAACAAGCAGCTAAGTCAGTTGGGTGATATTATGGACATACCTGTTAAGGGTACGTTTGATGCTATGGTTTACACAGACGACTCAATGTATTTGTCAGGTACTTCGATGCAGGAAGCACACATTGTCGAAGCCAAGCACACCAATGCTTACAATACTTTAGATAAAGTAATTGAATACTACATGCCACAGTTGCAGCTATACATACAGCTTGCAGATGCAAAGGGTGCGTATCTATCTGTTATCTTTGGCAATAACAAATGGGAGTCTGCATATGTCAGCCGCAACAAAGAGTATTTCAGTTCTATGTGGGCGGTGGTGTCAGATTTCTGGGGTTACGTTGTTCGCAAACAAGAGCCAGTTGGTAATGACCAGCAAGTACAACTCTCAATTGACCAGATCAAGGTGGACAACATGGTGCGGAGAGACGCAGCCACAGACAACCACTTCGTTGACTTGGCCCATACATACACAACCCTCGAAGCAGATGCCAAAGCATATGAATCAGCCAAAAAAGAACTCAAGCAAATGGTCGGTGATAACGAACGAGAAGTTTACTGCAATCAACTCACCGTCAAGCGAGATAAACGCGGATCACTCCGCATAACTAGGAGAATATAATGAACGACCTTGCAATCAAAGCGCTCATCAAAGCGCAGCAGAGCATGACCTCTGTAAAAAAAGACAGCATTAATCCTCACTTTAAAAACAAGTACGCCTCGCTTGAGGCAGTGATCGAAGCTACATCAGATGCCTTTCAGACCAATGGCTTTGCTGTGATGCAGCCATGTGGACGCGATGAGCTTGGCGTATTTGTTGAGACTAAGCTCGTCCATTTTACGGGCGGTGTGTTCTCAAGCAAAGTTTATCTAGCTTTAGATAAGCAGAATATGCAGGGCCTTGGCTCGGCAATAACCTATGGTCGTAGATACGGGCTGCTTGGCATGGCTTGCCTTGCGACTGAGGACGACGATGGCAACGATGCCAGTAAGCCTTCAAGTAACGTTCAAGTTACCAAGGGCCTGACATCAACAGAAGGTAGTGGTGGTGGGTGGTAGATATACCAAACAAACCATACAAAAAGTTTGGTGTCCTCGTTGTGGAGCGAGGCCCAATCAACCCTGCATAGATAATGCAGATAAAAACCATCTTGAGAGGATGCAAAAAGTCCAAGACTTTATGAACTCTAAGATAAAACAAAGGAGCCAGAAGCATGGCAGATACATACGATGATACCAACAGAGGCGCAGCCTTTACTCCATTCCCAACACAACAGTTGATCCTTCAAGGTAAGGTCAATGTTGATGGCGTTGAAAAGAAAGTCTTGCTTGTTAGGGATGAGACTAAAGGTGGCAA